CAGCACAGTGTTCTACGTGCTTCCGATCTTTGAAGACGTGTTGCGACGCAGCATGATGAAATCAGCGTTTCGTGTACGACGCTCTAACTACAGTTACGAGATCTTGGGAAGCAACCTGAGGATCTATCCTATACCCACGACTGATCTAGACTTGGGCAACATGTACATCAGGGTGATGTACTCGGGAAACAACAACCCGCTAGACCCAAATGGCATAGGCACTGATGGACAGGGTGATGACACGATCTACGGTATCTCTGGGCCCTCTAATTTTCCGATCAACAACTTTCCGTTCAGCACTATCTCGCAACCGGGTAGGCAGTGGATCAGACAGTTTACGCTAGCTTTGAGCAAGGAGCTGCTCGGTCACGTCAGGTCAAAATTCAAATCTATTCCGATCCCTAACGCAGACTTGACGTTAGACGGAGACGAGTTAGTCGCTCAAGGTAGAGAAGACCAGACACGTCTTAGAGACCAGATGAAAGAGTGGCTAGCGAAACTCACAAACCAAGCCCTCATGGAGCAACAGACAAATCTCGCTGAGCAGATGCAGAAGTCGCTAAGGTATATCCCTATGCCCTTGGGAAAGTGCATCGTGACGGGTTAAACATGGAAAAAATATTGCAACAATACGTCAAAGAAGTCTTGCGGGAAGCTAACATGGGCAAAGTTGTCAGCGACATACCACACACCCGCGGCGTGAAGCTAGTCCGTGTCGGTGGCATGACTCCCGTGAAGCAGTCTAAGACTAGCGTACGTGCTCCAGCCAAGAAGGGTGTCTGGGCTTTTATCTGGCCTTACACAGAGATGTTCTTGTTGAGTGCTACCAGTCCAGAAGGAATGAACAGGAACCCCAAAGAGCAAGAAGACGATTTTTGGGAGAAGATGACAGACGCTGAAGCAGACGCATACCGCGAGAAGAAACAGTCTAAGACACGCTATGGTCAACTCAAACGAGAGGGCTGGCGCTACTTCGTTCACGAAGGTCCCCTTTACACGCGTATCAACGTTCCCGGTTCAGTCGCGACTGAAGACGGTGAGTGGTACCTCACAGACGGTGTCGCGTTGAACAAGTACGTGAACTCAAAGTACCCAGTCAAAGTATTCAAAGATCAAATGCAGCAAGACATGGAGCGTTCTGTGTCTTTTCTGTCTCCAGAAGAGAAAAAGAACTACAAGCACAAGACACCGCCGCAATATCTTGACGCTGCTATGTCTGCACCACACAAGTTGTACTCAAAAGACCACTTTGAAGTGTTCATCACAAATCCAGAAGAGAAGACGTTCCGTAAGACTCCGAAGCGTCCGACTAGAGTCAAAGACGACCTGGAAGACCAAGCCGAATAGCGCAGCCTACTTAGAGACTCTAAGATGAAGCTCGCAGTCAAGTATAAAACACCAGTCAAGAAGACTAGAGGAACAACAAGAAAGTTTTTGCAACTTTGTGTTCAAAGTCAGCAACACGTCTTAGAAGTTATACCTAACATAAAAATTTGGTACGAATTCGAAGGCAAACAGCACGTATACTTTGCAGATTTTCTCGTTAGAAACAACGACGGCAGCAGCTTTTTGTGTGAAATAAAGTCATCACCTTTCGTTTCTCATCCACGAAACGTTGCAAAGTTTTCTGCAGCAGAAAAAGCTCTTTCTGAACTACGAGTAGATAAATTTGTTGTTCTGACAGAGCAAGAATTGTGGGAGGTGTAAAATCGCTCGATTATTCCTGGGTCCCCGTGAGATGAACTTGATTTCTGACCTCACGAAAGAAATCATCAAAGACGTCAACGGACAGAAGATCTATTACTATCCGATCAACGAGCTCAAGACAGTGGCACACGGTGTCTACAACGAGGCAATGCAGAAAGTCTTTGACAATCCGATTGCGTTAGACGCTCTTGTTGACAACAGCTTTGAGACTGAAACGAAAACAAACGCATTTGGCATCGACTCGCAGTACAAGATCGAAGCGTACGTGCAGTGGAGAGACATCGTAGACAAAGGGATCATCGTCTCAATCGGTGACTTCTTCTCGTTCAGCGACGTGTTCTACGAGATCAGCGACAAAGTGTACATGCGAAACATATACGGTCAAGCAGAACACAGAGACGGCATGAAGATAACGGGAGTCAAAGCGCGCGAGGGTGCGTTTGAAGCTGTTGTCCTTGGTCCCACAGACATCAAGTACACAGACAAAGACGCTGTGCAGACTACGTTTGAACAGCAACGAGGACAAGCCACTAACAGCACCGGTCCAACGGGTGATGTACGCACGTTGCAGAAAGACGGTGTGCTTGATGCACCGCTCACTACAGCAAAACAAGTCTCCTCAAAAGGCGATGTCACTGGCGCTGGTAGCGCATTTTATGACGAGGATGACTGAAAATGACAGTTAGGTTCAACAACAAGCCGAAATCGAAATTCGGCGTTCCGCCGCTGCCGACCGGTTACGGAGGAAGACCTTCGAATGAAACGATTGCGCCAGTTGGAATAGAAGACGTAGATTTGTCTTTGTTCAATCTATTCAACGACGAGATAGCTTTTACAGTCCATACTGGTAGCGAATCAACGCAGCAACTCGTCAAAGTGCCCGTTATCTTTGCGGCTGGTGAAAAGTGGGCTGTCGCAAAGAGACAGAAAGCCGTCAGAGACCGCAACGGCTCGTTGATCTTGCCTCTGATCACAATTGTTCGGTCTGGTGAAAAACAAGACTTGGGAACTGACGTTACTGGACGAGGGATCAACCAACAGACTGGCGAGATTGTGATCAAAAGAAAGCTTGATCACTCTGACAGGGCTTACCAAGACGTAGTAAACAGGTTGTACTTGAAACACCAGTCTAGTCTAGCGGTCGCTCAACTGCAAGCGGATCCTGGACAACTGTCTACTTTGAGATCGATCGGTGATTTGGCGGCAGATCCGACTGTCGCTACTGGCGGTCTGCTGCTGCCGGACAGGATGAACAACGTCTACGAGTTTTTGACGTTGCCGGCTCCTCAGTTCTACACTGCGACTTACGAAGTAGTCTTCTGGACTCAGTACACTTCACAGATGAACGAGATGTTAGAAAAACTGTTGTCGTCTTTTCTTCCGCAGGGAAACTGCTGGAGACTAGACACACCGAAAGGGTACTGGTTCATAGCAAAAGTTGACGGAAACAACTACACTTCAGAGACAAATCAAGACGATTATTCTGCTGAAGAGCGCATCATCAAACACAAGTTTTCAGTCACAGTCCCGGCGTACGTACTCGCGTCAGACGCACCGGGTAATCCGATCCCTGTACGTAAATACGTCTCTTGTCCGTCAGTCAGCTTTGAGATCTTTCCCGATGAGTTGTCAGCCCCAGCCGACGTTGTACCGTACCCATTCGTCGGCGCAGACGATCCTACGTTACCGCTTGATCCCGTGATGAACAAACGAAGAGACCAGTTAAAAACCGAACAGACACGTCTGTATCCTTCTGGTGGTCAGTCTAGACCCGGACCGAGAGACTACCGCAAGATCACTACGTTGGACAGAACTGGCAAGACATCTACTACATACGTCAAGGTCACGTCTACGAACAATAAACAAGGCGAGACTGTCTTGTCTAGCGCTGAGTTACAGTTGGGTGGCATAGAATCTGTAGTTGTCGAGTGATTTGCGACCTCAAGTGAGTTTTTCACTCGCGAGTTCAATAGTTAAGATAGATAACAAATTCGTTTAACGCGAACAGGAGCACATTCGATGCCAGGACCAGTACAATCGTTTCAATCTCCCGGATACTACGATCGTGAGATCGACCAGTCGGCATCTGCAGTCACTGGACCTTCCGGTACACCCGCCGGCGTCATCGGTACATCTGACAAGGGACCCGCATTCGTACCAGTCACAGTCGGTAGTTCACCAGAGTTCACTTCTTGGTTCGGTCCGCTAGACGTAAACTGCTACGGTCCGTACGCCGCACAACAGTTTCTCAAGTACAGGAACGCACTGACTTTCATGCGCGTTCTTGGCGCTGGTGCAAACTCAACTAGCACAGACGTGTCTAACACTGTTGCTACCGGACAAGTGAAGAACGCTGGTTTCCACTTGGACGGAAACGCAGCAAAAGACGACGCACTTGGTCGTCACAACGGAGCAGTACAGTTCATCGCAGTGCAGGGAACGCTTTCTGCGCAAGAAGCTTTTGGCATTCCGATGTTCACTGATAACTCTTCGTTCGGAACGTCGACTGTCAACATCGTCCGCGGCATGGTTTTGCTAGCTTCCGGTGCTAGGATGATGGTCCAGAATGGAAACGCAAACAGCGCCAAAGCTTTTACTACGACTCTACCGATCGATTCTGCGCAGCTAGTTTCTGGAACGTTCAAGCTCATCATCTCGTCTACGCTTGGTAACACTTTTGCGAACACTGACGGTAACAGCGGCGTGATGATCTTCACGGCTTCGATGAACCCAGACGACCAGAACTACTATGCAAAAGTCCTGAACACTAACCCAGACAATTTCGTCTCTGCACAGCACTACTTGTACGCTGACTTTGCAGTCGACGCCGAGATCGTCACGTCTTCGTACGTAGCTGTGTTGTCTGGTTCTAACATCGGAAGCACGACTTCTGGTAATCCTTCTATGCCGTTCAGGCAAGCGTTCGGTGCCTTTAACGCCAGATACCAGACTCCAACTACCCCGAAGATCATCTCGCAGCCATTCGGTGCGACTGAGTACGATTTGTTCTCATTCCAAGCGCTCGATGACGGTGCTTACGCAAATCAACTGGTGAAAGTTTCTATCACTAACATCCTTGCTTCGCTTGACAATTCAAACCAATACGGAACTTTCACTGTCCAAGTGCGCAGTTACGGCGACACTGACTTGAATCCAAACGTTCTCGAGACGTTTACGAACTGCTCGCTAAATCCGAATGCTGACAACTACGTCGCAAAAGTGATCGGCGACAGACGAGTGACGTTCAATTTTGACACAACGATCCCGACTGAAAAGAGAGTCGTGACGTTCGGTAAATACGAGAACAATTCAAGTTACATCAGAGTTGTGATGTGTGACGCAGTCAATCGCGGTATCGTGCCAGCTACATGCTTGCCTTTCGGTCACCGTGGTTATGTCGTGCAGAAGACAAATGATTCGCTCAACAACGTCGCTGGAACCAACCCGAGGTTGGTCGGCATTCTTGGTCCAAGTGTTGCTTCAGCGTTGTCTGGCTCTATCGTACCACCAGTTCCTTACCGGTTCAAGGTCACGAAAGGCACTGTTGCTGCGCCAGCACTCTGGCCGGGTCAACCTGGTCCGACTGAGATCACGAATGCCCAGTTTTACTGGGGTGCAAAATTTGAACGTAACAACCAACCGTTGAACCCAAATAACGTCGGTACACACAACACGTTGATCGATGCATACACGAATTTCTTGGGCATCTCGCTTCTAGATGTTGTTGTGACAGGTTCTGGCGCAGACGTCTTGAACAACAACAAGTTCACGCTCTCAAAAGTCGCGCTTTCTAACCAAAGCGTGAACGACATCACTTCGTCTATCAGCAACCACATGAAGGAAGCTGCTTACATCAGGCACATCACACCAGACACGACTGCGTATACTATTAACGATGGTGTGCTCACAAACCGCATCACCTTTGCGACAATCTTGGCAAAAGCCGGCGCTGCGGTGTTCAACACTTTCTCGCAGTTCACAAAGTTCACCACGTTCTTGCAAGGTGGGTTCGATGGTGTGAACATCCTCGACAGGGACGCACGTCGTCTGAACGACAAGTCTACATCGTTCGACGTCGGTGGTGGTGCAGAACCCAATTTCGTCTCACCAGGCATGCTTGTGAACACCGCCGGTGTCGGTCAAGCGAACAGCACTGTGTCTTCTTATCTCACAGCAATCAACATCATGACTGACCCGATGTCAGTGAAGACGAACATCCTTGCTGTACCTGGTATCCGTGAACCTTTCATCACTGATTACGCTGGCGCTGCTGCAAAGACGTACGGCCTTGACTACTTTGTCATGGACATTCCATCTTACGACGACAACTTGAACCGCATCTACGACGATTCGACTACAAAGCCGTCTATCACGCAGACTGCAAACACGTTCGACTCACGTACGATCGATAACAGTTACGCTGGAACGTACTTCCCTGACGTGTACATCAACGACAACACGAACAAACGCCGCGTGAAGGTGCCTTCTTCTGTTGCAGCGCTTGGAGCTATAGCGTTCAACGACAAAGTCGCTTACCCGTGGTTCGCACCAGCTGGTTTCAACAGAGCAGCGCTTGACTTTGTGACAAACGTCGCAGTGAGGTTGAACGTGAACGATCGTGACAGGTTGTACAACTCGAGAATCAACCCGATCGCTACGTTTCCAAAGCTTGGTTTCGTGATCTACGGTCAGAAAACTCTGCAGATCGCAAACACAACTCTCAACAGGGTCAACGTTCGTAGAATGTTGCTCGAAGTCAAGAGGATTGTTTCTGACATTGCACTCAAGCTCTGCTTTGAACAGAACGACCCAGCCACAAGAAACAAGTTCGTCTCAGACGTAACTGTTCAATTGGGTCTGATCCAGGCGCAGTCTGGTATTGAAGCGTTCAAGCCGATCATGAACGAGACAAACAACACGCAAGCTGATATCGACGCTAATAGGTTGAACGGCAGGATTGCTGTTGTTCCAACCAGGGCGATTGAATACATCGCTATGGACTTTGTGATCACACAATCTGGAATCACTTTCGTGTGATCTTTCCCTTTCTAACGAGAAATGCAAAGCTTTCCCCATAGTTACAGTTCAAAGGATAACACATGGCGCAATTGAAGTACGGCTCAGCAGGTGTAACAGCGACAGAGATCGACATCTCTGGCCCGGTCTCCCAGCAACCGACGGGAGTTCCGGCTGGCGTGATCGGTACTTCTGTGAAGGGACCAGCTTTCGTGCCGATCACTGTCGGTGTGTTCGACGACTTTGTTTCAAAGTTCGGTCCAACAGACGGCAAGAAATTCGGACCTCTAGCAGCAAACGAATGGTTGAAAAACGCCGGTGCTCTGACTTATGTAAGAGTACTTGGCGTTGGTACCGGTCAGCAACATAACGTTGACGGCTCTGTAACTTCAGCTGGTTTCACAGTCGGTGAAAACGAACCAAACAGCACAGATGGTACACTGTCTCCGAATCCGTACGCCAACTTGGGCGGCCCACCTGGAAGGACGTACTTCCTTGGCGCGTTCATGTCAGAATCTGCAGGTTCTACTGTGTTCAGCAGTGCAAACCTCCAGGGCGTCGGTAGCGTGAACTCAGGAGCTAATGTCGCAGTACCGATCGTTCGCGGAATCTTGATGACGCCTTCTGGCGTCATCGCTAGGATCTCGTCTTCATTCGAAGGAACGAGTTATCCACCGTCTGCTTCTTATGTCGCTCTCGATTCAACAGCACAAGGAAAGCTCGTTGGTTCTGTGGTTCTCATGAGTAACAACACGCCGAAGCAAGACTTCGTGCTCTTGTTGAACGGTCACATGGGAACGAACCCGTTGTACCCGAACGTGATCACAGCGTCGTTCGACATGACTTCACCGAACTACTTCGCGAACGTGTTGAACTCTGATCCCTACAACTACCAACTAGCTGGTCACTTCTTGTACGCAAACTACGACATACACCCAGTCACTGCTGTAGTTACTGGGTCTGGCATCATCTCGGCTTCTTTTGGAGCTGGAGCAAATGGTCTGGGAATTGAGACGGCTGCGTTTCTCACGACTTCTTCTTTGGCAAGAGCTACTGGCGGGCAGTACGTTCCGAACTACGAGTCTTTCACTGACAGGTTCTCACACGCAGTTTCGCCTTGGATCATCTCGCAAAAGTTCGGTGGTCAGCCACAACAGCTCTTCCGGCTTTGGTCAATCGACGCTGGTACGGGTGTCTCGACTCTTTACAAGATCTCAATCCAAAATCTTGCGCCGTCGTCAGATCCGTTGAATCAATATGGTACATTTGATCTAGTCATTCGTGACTGGAACGATCAAGACTCGACTCAGAATCCATTAGAGACGTGGAACGGTCTGTCGCTTGATCCGTCTGACGACCGCTACATCGCAAAAGTCGTTGGAGACGTCCACGCGTACTATGATTTTGATCGTCCACAAGCTGAACAAAAGCTAGTCATCGACGGAAACTACCCGAACGCTTCAAACTTAGTAAGAGTTGAAGTCTCTAACAGTGTCGACCAAGGTATCGTAGATCCGACTGCTCTTCCGATGGGATTCAGCGGTCCGATGCACTTGATCACGTCAGGTTCGCAACAGTTGACTTCGCCAACTAGCACGCAAGTCCCTGCTAACATCTTGAACAAGGCGATCGAAGTCCCAGTTCCGATGCGACAGACTATCACTATTGGGTCTGGCAACAAGATCCAAGTCAACTCGTTGCTGTACTGGGGCGTTCAGTTCGAACACGTCACGCAGTTGACTCAGCCAAACATCAGCACGTTGAAGAACGACACGCTGAAGTCGATGGCAGTTTACTTTCCTTCGTTCGCTACGACAAACGCAAATTTCAACGCGGGAAACAACTCGGGAACGCCAGACACAGCACAACTCGGTATTGTCGACTGCAATAGGTTCAACTATAACCAGTTTACGCTTGAAAATGTGCAAATCGTCACCGGTTCTGCGGGATCTGCTGATCCAAACCAGTGGGCGAACGCTGTGTATGTCAGGGGTGGAAATGTTACTCCGAACAGCGCGACTGCTACGAGAGCGCTATTAGTCAACGACGCTACGCAAGCTAACCGCAAGTTCATGAAGTTCTCGTTCTTCATGCAGGGTGGCTTTGACGGAACGAACATCTTTGATAAAGACGAGTCTGAGATCAACAACAACGCTGTCGTCGCAGACATGAACACGACAAACCGTGGCCGCAACGCTGGATCGAGCGTGTCTGCTTACACAACAGCTTTGGGAATCATGCAGAACGTGGTGTCAGTCGACGTCCAGCTGCTTGCAATCCCCGGTATCCGGAACCCAATCATCACTGACGCTATGGTCAATGCTGTAGAGAGCAGGTTCGACGCTATGGGCGTCATGGACATCGAACAAGTCGACAACAACGGCGCGAACGTTGTGTCTGACACACAGCTCCCGTCAGTGCAACTCACTGCCGCGCAGTTTGCCAACCGTGGCGTAGACTCAAGCTTTGCTGCTGCGTACTTCCCAGACACAATCGTGACTGATCCGACGACACAGACGAACGTAGTCGTTCCGCCTTCAGTCGTCGTGCTAGGAGCGTTGGCTTTGAACGACGCTGTCGGTTATCCTTGGTTTGCCCCTGCTGGTTTCACGCGAGGTGCTCTAGCGTCAACGTTGGAAGCCCGAGTGCAGCTCTCTAAGAACAACATGGACACTTTGTACGACGTCAACGTCAACCCGTTGGTCGCGTTCCCTGGCAACGCGACTTCCGGAACTAATCCGAAGGGTGGAGTTGTTGTGTGGGGCCAGAAGACGCTCCAACTCGCTGCTTCAGCACTCGACCGTGTCAACGTGCGAAGGCTCCTCATCAACATCCGTCGTCAAGTCAGAGACATCTCGCAGACGATCGTCTTTGAACCAAACAGGGCAGCAACGCTCACTAAGTTCTCTTCTGCAGTGACTCCGATCTTGCAGAAAGTCCAGTCGCTTTCTGGTGTCACCAACTACAAAGTAGTCATCGACGCTTCTACGACTACACAAGCTGACATCGACAATAATACGGTTCGTGGCAAGATCTACGTGCAACCTACGAAGTCGATAGAATACGTCTCGTTGGACTTCGTTGTCACCAACAACATCCAAAACGTGTGATTTGCTCCGGAACAAAGTTGTAATGACTGACGACTTGTACGTCGTGTACCAACACACTAACTCCAAAAATGGAAAATCGTACGTCGGCATCACACCCAAAGCACCCCGTCAAGGTGTGTCAGCAGAAGATCTGCTACAACGTCGTTGGAAAGAACACTGTAAGTCTTCGAGCACCAGATCAATGCTTTATTTTCACAAAGCAATCAGAAAATACGGCGAAGACTGCTTTGAACACAAGATACTCGAAGTGTGTCACTCGTTAGAAGACGTGCTAAAACGCGAGATCTACTGGATCGATCGACTTCACACCACAGTAGACGAAAACGGCTACAACATGACAAAGGGCGGCGAGGGCAACCTCATGCCAGAAGCCGTGAAAGAACGACACAAGCTAGCTACTAGCACAGGGACGCGTCAAGCTTTTCTGCGCCAAGAAGTAAAAGAAAATCACCGAAAAGCTATGGAAGCTGTCTACAAAAGACCGGGTATGCTAGCGTCTCGTGGTAAAGCAATCAGCGCTGCGTTGTCTGATCCAGAAACAAAACTCAAGATGAGTGTTGCCAGTAAAAGAGCTTGGCAAAATTCTGAGAAATTATTGAACAGACGAAAACAAACACAGCAGCTGACAGCCAGCAACGAGGCAGTCGCACTTTTCTCTTCAGCAAGAGAAGCTGCGCGTGTCACTGGTGTTGCACAAGGAAATATCTCTAAATGCGCTCGCGGCGAGATAAATCTCGCTGGCGGTTTCAAGTGGAGATACGTCGAAAATCCCTAGCAACTTCGTAGATTACAACATCTAGATTGAACTAGATTGATGGCTGACATTCACATTGTGCACCAACAACATGTGATGACTGCTTGAAGTCAGATCTTATGGCTGCAGAGTAAATTCTTGCAGCCATAGATTTTTATGACACCAACACTGTTTGCTGCTTCTTCTTCTGAAAGAAAGTCATTAATTGCGACGTAAGATTTGTCAAATCTGTTGTCAAAGTCTGTCCACCAAACGTTTAGTTCAGATTCACTGTCTATAATCCAACCTGCATCGTACCAGTGTT